TGTTGAGCAAAACTGCAATAACGGATGTTCCATGTTATCCCCCCTTGAGTTTCATGTACTCCGAGTCCTGCGGGCAGGTCAGCATTACACCGTGATCCATTGCCCACTCCATTACACCGTCCATAAACTCCATCATCTCGCCACGGTCTAGCCCGCTGGTTTCTCGCACCTGCGCTGGGATCACCGTGTTGTTGATCTGCCGATCTTCCGTACCTAACAGCTTGTATTTTATCAGCTCTTTCATTTTTTCTTCAGTGATATCCGCACCCTTTGATCTAAAGTGATCAGCCATTTCCCGACACCACAAATGAAAAAGCGCATTCTGAGATAGCGACCGCTTTGCCACATATCGCTTTACCTTCCACTCAACTGGGTACTCCCAGTTCCACTCATGCTCTAGGAAGTCCTCAAAAAACTTAATGCGCTGACGCAACTGCGCCTTGTCTTTAACCAGCCAGAACTCAGACATTGAGCCTGTCCAGATCTGCCGTATCGAAAATGTAAGAGTCTTTGGCGTTTCCCTTGGTGTCATTTACCCTGTTTTGGTAGATGTGCGTTTTTGCCTTACCCTCCATTACTAACCTCCTTGCCCTGTCGATCGTCAATAAGTAAACACTGTTCTGCCATGTCACATTGCAAAGTATCAGTATGTTCGGGTACAGCTTTGCATACCTACGAAAATCCTTGCAGTTTATTGAGATGGCCCTCTCGGGGGGGATGCCAAACAACAACTCGGATTTTCTCCACTGCGTTTCAATTGTCTTGATATCTATCTGGCACATCCCAAAATAATCGTGCGTGTATGGATCATCACTTTTGAGCGGGTTGAAACACAAACCCCATCCCTTCACGCCGCCAGAAACTAAAAAATCCCCCTCCGCTGCAAGACCGGCCTTACACCAAAACTCCTTATCTTCGTTGTCCACGGGCAATCTCCCTCTCAATAAGAATGTCGATGTAATGCCGCGCCTTCTCAAGATCCTGTATGCCGCCCTTTGTCTTCCAGCGAGACACGTACTTGACCACCGCGTGTTCACACACGCCAAGCCCATTTTCCAGCGCATATTCTAGCGGCTGAATCTTCATCGTCTTGTAATGACTGCCGCCAACCTGCTCAGATTCCCATTTCATCTTGACCTCCTCGGTATATCTACCCTGATACTCGGTGCGCTGTGCGACCGCTTAAACGTTTGACCGTTGCCCTCGTAGAGCGCAATCGTGCCTTCCCAATGATGGTGTCGCTGCTTGGCAACAATCATCTTGAAGTCACAGCCATCCTCCAACTCCGCAGCCTCTCTGTCAGTCAGCGGGATGTTGTCCTCGATCTTTCTCTTGGCGCGGATACGCATCTTGTTATGCCACGCAATCATCAGCAGGTGTGCTTGGTCGGTGATCGTGCTACCGCCCCTAACGTCAAACCGCGTCGGGACGTATTCATCGCCACCCTGCGGCGGCTTTCTCACATGGTGAACAATTGCGATATGGATATTTAGCGCCTCAGCCAGCCCTATAAGTTGATTAAAAAATAGCCGCTCTCGCTCAGGGTCATCTGTCACGCCCATGAACTGAAGATTATCCAAGGCGACCAGCTTCACGCCGCGCTTCGCCATAGCCGAGATACAACCAAGCGCCTGTAGCGGGGTTACCGAGCCGAGCGCCCGATACCACCATATCCTGTCGCGGCTCCACTCAACAAAGTCTTCAGCAAACTCCCTCGCAACAATGTCTACTGCCGCCGCCTGCTTGCACATCATCTTGGCGGTGTCTTGTAGCCGCATCTCAAACGACGCCAAACCAACTGGCTGTTTTGTCGCGGCATGGACTAGGATCTGACTTAACAGCGTGGACTTCTTGTGCCCGTTAATACCGGCCCAGACGCTAACCTCGCCATCCCGTAGCCGCACCTTGTCGTCAGTATTTGGGAACGGGAGCGCAATACCTTCTGGGTCACCCTGCGCCACCTCAATGCTCTTGAGAAACTCATCCTTGAATGAGTCGATGCCAACAACATCAAGCTCCTCAACCTGCGCGTAGATTTCCTGCAAGTCCTTATCAGTGAAATCCTCAACTTCCCTCCGGGGAATCCGATTCATACAACGTACTCCGATGTCTGCTTTCCGCGCTGGCGCTTCCTCTCACTGGCATTCCAGTTCCCCAGAGCATGGGGCCAGCTAACCATCTTGTTTTTGCCAACGTACCAGTTTTTAGACTCGTAGAAATTAACGAACCTCTCTGGGTCTACAAAAAGGTAGTTGTTCGCCCTGCACTTCTCCGCAACCTCCTCTACGGACGGCGGGACAAATCGCTTAGATTTGGCCCCTTTCTTTTCTAATCTAATCTCTTCTAATCTATTCTTGCATGACTCCATCATGACCCCATCATGACTTTTTGTAGAGTCTTCCTCACTAAAATCCCGCAACCTACTGATTAGCTTACGCATATCTGGATTACTTGTCATGGAAGAGTCGAGCCTTTTTGCAATTTTAAGGCAGGTAATTACCCCTAAGTCATTTTCGAACAGCTGCAAGTCAACCATCCTCGCCATGACCTCATTTACCTTGGTTACGGACATCCCCGTATCGTGGCTGATGATCTCCGCGTCATGCTCTAGCTCAAAGGTGTACTTCTCCGCGCTGACATCCCCTGCGATCAATTCGATGCAGTACCAGTACAGCCCGTAACCTTCCATGCCATAGTCCAGCATAAGCCGCTTCAGCTTTGCGTCCCTATGTGCGTCTGTATCGTGCTTTACCCACTTCACCTGATGCCCCCTGTACTACCGTGTCAACAAAACCATTGCAGCGACCGCCCTTTTTTAAGGCAGAAACATACCGCGCCTTATCCTCTCGGGACAGCGATTGTCCGGTTTTTTTAGCGTGTTCCGCAAGCTCTACTACAAAGTCCTCTAGGGACGCCGTAGACGGCCTTCTGGGAGCGTTAAAGTGCTGGGTAGTATCAGGGTATAGGGTAGACCAATCGAGCCCCACAGACGCGAGAACGTCCAATGCGCCACATCCTGCGTAGCAGTTGATCAGCACCCTGCCGTCGTCCAGTTCGGTGACGCTCAGGGATGGACTCAGATCCCCGTGTGCGGGACAAGTAGCCATCCAGCTATTCTTGCCCGACTTTCTGTACTTCTGGACGCGATCCAGAATATCTTGCGCTGGCATAGCCCCTCCTATAGTGGCTCATGATCTGTAAAAAACTCTGGAAGCTCTAACTCCAGAGCGGCACAAAAATCCTCCACAACACTGACCTTGACGGTCTTTGCGTTTCTCCATCGCACTACTTGATTCGGGTGTGCGTCCATCATCCGGGCAAGTGCGCGGGAGCTAACCCCGCGCTGATCTTGCAACTGCCGGATGCGCTTACCTACATCCATTCGCTCCATAGCAACCTCTTAAAATGGGATATCTTCAGATGACCCAGAATCCTGCTTTTGCTCAGGCTCCCAAGTATCCAGCTTCGCGTAGCCCTTACCAGCCTTGCTGACCAACATATCCATGTTGATCCACTCAGCGTCCTTGTTGGCTTTTAGATACTCAGCCATCCAGTCTCTGAACTGCGCCACGTTGATTGACAGCTTGCCGATAACAAAGTCTGGCTGACCGTCACGCTTCTTTGGGTACAACCCGCCGATTAACTCACTATCCATTGATAATCTCCTTTCTTGCTGCATTAACTTCATCTGAGCGTAGGTACGCCCTCTCATCTGTGGTGAACACACCACCCTTCGTAGGAGCGAGCCAAAGCGCCTCCTTCACCTCGTCGCTCTCCAGTTCCAGCCACGCCTCCGCGAATGCGAGTGCGTCCTGCTCGATAAAGGCGGTCTTCATATAAGCGACCGTCCCCCAGTTCTCCCTCACGGCGGCATTATGCGCCATAAGTCTTTCCACCTGAGCGGTTACCTGCTCGTCGATGTTTTGCTGTGCAATGGCGTTGGCAACCTCATCGGCTGACGCAAACTCAGTACCGGCAAATCCACAAGCCGCGAGGCTTCTGCCAATTGCTGACGTTTCCGCGTTTTCCATAGCACTTGTCTTGTTGATCTTAGATGCCGCCCGCTTCTCCTCCGCATAACCTGTCCCTCTCACTCGCTGGCAATCATCTAGCACCAGCGCCTTCATAACAACAGTGTCTTCATCAGCGGAGACAAGCTCGGTCACTATCGACCAATCAGGATATGCTTCCTTAAACTCCGCCACCCGCAACGCAACGGTCTTATACTCCCGACCGTGAATCTTTACCACTCCATCTGTCATACCATCGTCCTCCGATCTTGCTCTTGCTCATGCCAGTAACGAGCGCCGTAACCCGCAACGTATGCGCGGGTTTCGACGTTCGCTGGCTTCCCTTCTTTGCAGTCTTCCCAGCCAGCCACAAAGTCGCTTACATCAAACAGCGGACGATTGCGGTAGTAGGCGTCTACATACTCCTGCAACTGTCTCTTATACACATCTGACGCTGCCGACGATCTACTCTGTGTAGATCTCGGTGGTCGCCGTATCA